ACTCCACGGTGGGGCGGAGGTCGCCCGGGTTGGTCTGCCGGGGCGACTGGGGCCGTGCGTCCCCTGCGCCGGAGGAGGTCGCCATAACATCGTTTGCGCCCTCGCCGCGCTTGTAGGACTCCACGAGGACCGCGTCCCGCACACTGCCGGGGAGGTAGAACTGGGCGGCCGGGTTCAGGTCCGCCGGTGCCGCAGCGCCGACCCGGGCCCCGACGTACAGGACGGGGGTGATCCGGTTCAGCGTGTCCCGTTCCCAGCCGATCGTCCATTCCGGGCCGCCGATCACGCCGGAGAGTTCCTCGAGGACCGAGCCGAGGGTCTTGTCGTCCTGGTCCAGGTAGGCCCGTGCCCGGGTGGGGTTCGCGCCGGGGAGGGTCTGGACCCGGATGGGAATCCCGGGCCGGGTCCCGGTCTTCGCGTACTTCTCCACGAGCGTCTTGACGATGGTGTTCTGTGGGGCGTTGAGCGTTTCGTTCCCGACGTACCGGTCCGCGAAGTAGCCCTCCGCCGTTTCGAGGGAGAGCTCGACGCCGGTGCGGTGCGTGGTCTGCCGTTCGGTGACCATGCCGCCCCAGACGGGGACCTCATCCTCATCCAGGGCGACAAGGAAGACGGCCTTCGTCCGGGTGGCTTGGCGCCAGTTCCGCGGCGCCCGCCGGAACGTGCCGCCCTTGGGGGTCTGGGACGGGCCGAGGGGCAGGGTCGCGGTCTGCGTCTCGGCCCGCCCGATCGTGCGCTTCAGTGGCCCGCCGATGATCAGGCCGGGGAGGTCGGCGATGATGCTCCCATCGTTCGCGTTGACCGATACCCAGGAGAGCGTCATCGCGGCCTCCTAAGCTTTGGGCTTGTTCGGCGCCGCGTACACCGCGGCGGCCGTAATGACGGTGGCGCAGCCGGCGGTGATCAGTTCACCTTGGGTGACGAACACCCCGCCGGCGGACGCCTCGGTCACCGCGGAGGTGAGGACCACGGCGGCCGGGGCGATGAATGCGACGACGGCCTTGAAATACGGGGCGAGGGGGCTCACTTGCCCACCTCCTCTGCGACGTAGCGGGCCGAGGCGCGGGCGATGTCGTCCGCCTGGCCCTTCGCGATCTCGCCGTTCTTGAGCTGCGCCACGACGCGGGCCGTGGTGGCCTTGACGATGGCCTCGGCCTGGACCGGGTTCACCCTGACCTTGTTGTCCAGCGCCGGCAGGATAGCCGCGAGGACGCGGTCTACCGTTGACTGGACAATGTCTTCGGCCTGGTTCTTGTCGATGGTTCCGCCCATGAAGTCCTCCTCGGGTTCGGGTGCTGCTTGTGGTGTGATGGTGCCCTGTGCGGCGAGTGCCGCGGGATCGAAGAAGGGCTCCGGGCTGGTGCGCCCGTAGATGAGCCCGTCGCCGGTGCTGAAGCTGAGGTCGATGAGTGCTTCGACGTGGAGGTGTGGCGCGACTCCGCCGGTGCCGCCTGAGAGGCCGATCTGCTGGCCCTCCTGGACCGTGTCGCCGACGTTCATCCGGGCCTCTGAGAGGTGCGCGTAGACCCCGATCCAGCCCTGATGCTGGATGACCGTGACAATGCCGGGGAATCCCTTGTAGAGATACCAGCGCTTGCGGTATCCGGCGTTCGATTCGTCGCCCGGGAGCTTCGTGCCCCAGTCCGCCCAGAGGACTGTGCCGGCCGCCATCGCGTAGACCGGCGTTCCCTCGGGGCATTTGATGTCACACCCGGCGTGGCCGAAGGGCTGGTAGTTCCCGTACAGCCGGACGTACCAGCCGACCGTGTCCGGGGTCCAGCTAGGCGCGACCCCGTCGGTCTTCATGGAACCAAACGGCTGATTGATGGGGAACTCTGCTGATACTGGCCTCATGGCGTTTTCCCATCCGATGCGCAGGTGTAGGTGCTGGACCCGGGCGGGTTCGGGGTGCAGGTGTAGGTCGTTCCGGTCTTGTCTGTGAAGGTGATCGAGGACGGGGAGGCCCCGGGCTCTCCGTCGGCGCCTGCGGGCCCCGTCTCGCCCTGCGGTCCTGCGGGTCCGGGGACGGTGGAGTCGGCGCCTGGCGGGCCGGTGAGGCCTTGCGGGCCGGGGACTGTCGAGTCGGCGCCGTTCGCGCCCGTCGCCCCGTCCTTGCCCGCCGCCCCGTCCTTGCCGGCGGGCCCGGGTGAGCCGTCAGCGCCAGGCTTGCCGGGGACACCCTGGATACCCTGGACACCCTGCGGTCCGGCCAGTGCCGCGCCTGGTTCGGATGCGACCTGTTCGGCCTTGCGGCAAATGTTCGCCCCGGCCGCCGTCTGCTGGAAGTCATCGGACTTGCACGCGTCGTCGAACTCCTGGGCGAGGGACTGCTTTTCCTGCTGCTGGGTGTTCCCGTAGGCGCGGTTCGCTTCGGCGAGGTGCGCGTTATCGTTCGAGAGCCACGCGGCGAACGCGACCGCCCCGATCAGGATCAGGGATAAGAGGGCGAGGCCCAGCATCGTCCACTTCGCCGACTTGCGGGACCGGGCGGCTTCCTCCTGCGCGTGCTGTAGCTCAAGATCAAAGTCACTCATGGGTGTCCTCCGGCCAGTCGGCGGGTAGCGGGTCGATGTGGTTGATGATCAGTTGTTCCCGCCATTTGGTGGCGGTCGCGTGGAGGCGGGCATAGCGCCGGTCAGCTTTCGCGGCCTGCGCTTTCAGGAGTTCCTCCACGGCCGTCTCCCGCTTCTCCCGTTTCCGGTCCATCCGGTCGATGAGGTATTTCGCGCCGGCGCCGAGGACCCCGAGGGCGCCGACGGCGGCGGTGATGAGTGCGGCGTCCACACGTTAGTCCTCCCTCGGCGTCCCTGGGGTTGTTCGCGGGCTTAGGCCGCGGTGGTCTGGTAGGTGATCGTGGCGTGGAATGCGGACCCGGCGCCCCACCCGTATCCGGCGTTGCCGGGGGTCTGGATGTTCGCCGTCCCGGGGGTCGCCCAGATGGTCGCGGCGGACTGCCCGGGGCCGGCCAGGACGATGAGGGGCTGGTTCAGGCCGGAGGTGCCGGAGGAGTTCATTACGCCGGTGCCCATGTCGAGGAAGTCCGGGCCGGTGAGCAGGCCGGCGGGCAGGGAGAAGCTGATGGCGGCGAGCCCGAGGGACGGGGAGGTCCCGGCGATCAGGAGGACCTTGGCCGTGACCTTGTCCCCGTGCCGCCAGTAAATGCCCTTGCTGGTATACCCGGCGCCGAGGCCCTGGAGCCCTGACCAGGTCGGGGTGTACGCGATCGCCTGCGGGGTGCGCCAGCCGGCGCCGTTGTACGTTTCGACCGGGACGCCGGGGATGTCGAGGCGTGCGACCTGCAGCCCGGGGTACGGGGTGAGCGCGTCCCGGACTGCCGCGGACGCCACGGGCAGCGGCGCGCCGGCGGCGGCGAACCTTGCCGGGTTCAGGGTCACGGTGGGGGAGCCTGCGCCGGTCTTGGGGACGTCGATGGTGCCGAGCAGGAAGGACCTGGCGGGCAGTGTCGGGGCGGCCGGTGTTGCCGACGGGGTCCCGGCCAGGTAGACGGGCGCCGCGTACACCGCCCCGGAGCCGTCGCCGGAGGTGGAGTCGTTGACCTGGACGTAGACGATGTCCTTGCGGGCGTACGTCGCATCGGAGGCTGTGACGGCGCCGGTGATGTTCGCGTCTGATGCCCACCCGTACATGCCCTGGTGGGTGGCGGCGCCGGGGTCGATCATCGCCGAGCAGGGCTTCAGGGTCCACACGGTCGAGGTCGCCGTCAGCGTGTCCGCCGCGGTGCCGACCCGGAACCCGGAGCGCCCGCCGAGGGGCCGGCCGGAGCCGCCGCCGTACAGGGCTGCGGAGCCCTGCCGTGCCGCCTGCGCGGTGATCGGGACGCCGTCGGGCTGGAGGAAGGTGATCGTCATGGTGTCAGCTCCAAGCTGGTTTGGTCGTCACGGTGAGTTGGGCGGTGGGGGAGTAGTTCTGGGCGGAGAACGCGATGTCGTTCACTCCCGGGTCCAGGGAGAACCAGCCGCGGGAGGTGACGTAGCCGGCGCGGGCGGCCTGGCCCTGGGCGAGGATTTCCCGGGCCTCCATGTCCACGGTCACGAACTCCCCGGCGGTCAGGGCGAGGGAGGACGCGAACGTGAGGGACTGCTTCTTCCCGATGTGGGTCACGGTCCAGCCGCCGGCCGGGATGGGCCCGTCGATCCGGAGCCAGACGGGGGCCTGGGTGTTGCCGGTGTTCACGAGCCGGACGATGCCGTCGTTCGACACGCCCGTGTACGTGACCGGGTAGGTGATGGGGTAGACGAGCCCGCCGGTGGAGGAGGGCAGGAGCGCGGTGCCGGTGACAAGGGCCCCGTATTTGAGCGGGTCCTCCGCGGCGATCTGGATGGAGAACGTCGCGACCTTGTTGTTCACCTTGGGGGTGAGGACTTCGCCGTTCCGGGCCGCCTGGCAGTGCCGGATGCGGGCCGTCTCCGCGACGGTGAGGACGAAGCCGTCGAGGGTGACGGCGGCGTTCAGGTCATCGAGGGACGCGTTCAGCTTCTGCGGGTCCGGGTTGGACACCCGGCCGCCGAGGGTCATGTTCCGTGGCGTGAGGTATGGGTCATTGCTGGTGGCGCCGTGCCCGCGGGCGCGCTGGGTGAGTTCGAGGGTGGACGCGGGGGAACCGGTCCAGCCCTCAAAGCTCATGAGGTTCCAGCGGGAGCCGTGCTGGTCGACGGCGCCGAGGACGAGATCCCCGATCCCGACCGGGGACAGGTTAGTGGTGATCCCTGTCCCCGGGAAGGTGAGGGCGGACGGGTACGTTACTGGGCTGGGGTAAGGCACCCGGACCTCCTGTTGGTTAGCCTGCGAGGGCGGATTGGCGGCGGGAGACGTTCATCGCCGTCGCTGCGGGGTCGGATTGTTCGTACAGGTGCCAGTTGTTCACGGTGCCGCCGCTGGCTGCGGCGCCTGCGCTGGTGTCCGGCGCGTTCCCGGGGATGCCGGAGAGTCCGACGGTGCCGCCGGTGACGCCGGTCGCGATCGTCGCGGAGACGTTCCCGAGGATCTTCTGCAGCCCCGGCATGGACGCCTTGATGCCCTTGCCGAGTCCGTCCATGATCCAGCCGCCGGCCGGGATCAGGAGCGCGAGGTCATAGGCCTTGGGGCCCTTGTTGTCCGCGATCCACTGCCCGATGCCGCCGACGAAGTTCTTCACGTCCTCGAAGCCCTTGGTGAGGCCGTCGAGGAAGCCGTCGATGATGTTCCCGCCAGCGTCCAAGAGCAGGGTCCCGGCGTTGGAGAAGAAGCCGAGGACCTTGTCCGGCAGGCCCTTGACGAAGTCAACGACCGCGTTAATGCCATTGGACACGCCGGTCTTGATGGACTCCCAGATCTCGGACACCTTGGTGCCGACGCTGTTCCAGAACCCGTTCCACGCGGACGCGATACCGGCCGCCACCGAACGGATGGTGTTGGAGACGTTGTTGATCGCGCCGCGCACCCAGTTCACGATGTTGTTCCATACGTCGGAGATGAACTGGCCGATCCCGGACCAGACCCCGTTCCACCAGACCACGAACCCGTCGATGATCTGGATGCACCAGTTGATGAACCCGCCCCAGATCACGCCGAGGAAGTCCACGACCTGCTGCCAGTTCATGACGAGCAGGACGACTGCGGCGATGAGGAGCATGATCCCGAGGATGATCCAGGTGATCGGGTTTGCTGCCATGGCGGCGTTCACTACCCACATGATCGCGGCGAACGCGGCCAGGGCGAGGACAAGGGGCCCGAGGACCGGGGCCCATTCGGTCATCTTCGCAATGATCGGGGTGAGGATGGGGAGGACCTGCGCACCGATCGCGGACATCGCCGTTTCCGCGCCGCGCTGGAATGTGGCCCAGCCGTTGGACGCACCTGCGCCGAGGGTCGAGTCGAGCTCTGCGGCCTTACCCTTCAGGGAGTCGAACTTGTCGCCCATGGGGTCGATCGAGCCGAGGAACTTGGGTATCTCGGTGACGCTGAGGTCTTCGAGGGGGGTGCCGAACAGAGCGAGGGCCGCCTGGGACTGCTCGGTCGGGTCCTTGATGCTTTGCAGCCCGCCGACGATGTCCCCGAAGGCCTTCTTTGCGGTGTCCCCGCCGGCGAGGAGTTTCGCCGTCATGTCTCCCTGGTTCATACCGAGGGTCTTGTACGCGGTGCCGGTGGCCTTGGACATGTCGGTAGACCGGATGGTGAACTCTTTGAGCGCGTCCCCGGTCTTGTCGATCCCGTACATGCCCTTCTCGGACGAGGTCGCGAGGATGCCCATGGCTTCCTCGCCCTTGATGCCGAGGGTCGCCATGAAGGGGGAGTATTCGTCGACGGCGTCCATGATGTCCTCGCGGACGTTCTTCGGGACCTTGGACAGGGTTCCGGCGAGGAGGTCGGCGGCGTTCTTCGCGTCAGTAGCGATGCCGGAGGTGATCATCTGCCCGACGATCTGGGAGGTCTTCCCGACGTCGAGCTCGAACGCGGAGCCAAGGTTCAGGACGTCCTTGGTCACGGCCTGAATGTCGGCCTGCGAGGCGGTCCGCATCCCCTTCACCGAGGACATGACGCCCTCAACCGCGCCGGTGACGTCTTCCATGGAGGAGCCGTAGTTGTCGGCGTAGAGCTGCCCGGCGGCCTTGCCCGCCGTCGCGGACTGTTCCTTCGTCAGGCCGAGGGAGGCAGCCATTTTGTTGTTCAGCTTCTCGGTTTCCATCGAGGACATCATTCCGGCGAGGATCGCCCCGCCGGCCGCAACACCTGCCGCCGCTCCCGCGACTTGCCACTTCTTCGAGCCCATCGAGTCGAACGCCTTGCCGAGGCCCTTCTCGAAGGGTCCCGCGTCGAGATCCAGGTAGCCGACGAGTTCGCCGATAGACAGAG